TATCCCAGCCATAGACTGTAAAAGTTTTAATTTCATTTATTCGCTCCTTAAGTAAAAGGGGGCGCGAACGCCCCCCGAGATATTATGCTTGTACTAAGTGTTTGATCGCCGCTGTATTAGCGAGAACGCCATCAACTCTTAAGAAACCAAGGATCGCAAAATCAGGCGCGAAGCGTTCTGTCAGAACTTGTAAGCTCGGACCTCCAGCTTTGCGAACATAGAATTTTGACATATCACCGAAAAGAATTGTTTTCTTAGCGGTCGCAATGCTGTCCATTGCTTGGTTTACTACCACTGGATAGCCAAGGATGTTTTGAGGAACACCGGCTTGATAGTTACCCATCTGCCAGAGATAATTTCCATTTCCATCTTTTAGCTTTCTGATAGCTGCAAGAGTGCTATCGTTCATCATCATCGCGCTTGATGGTGATTGACGATACGCCGGATCAACAGAGTGAATAAGATCAATGATCTCGTCCGCTGTTACCGCTGTCGCGCTTGCCGCTGTTACACCAGCCGCTGAGTTTGTAACGATACCTTCAACGTCGCTAGACCCACTACCAGTTGTAAGCTTGCTGTTTGCAATTCTTCCAAGACGCTCACCGAGCAAGTTGCCGAGTAAGCTTTCCATGTTAAGAATACTGTCCGCGTTTAGCTCAGCGCTCCAGCGTACAAATTCAGTATTGAAGCTAAACGCTCCGACTGATTTGCTTCCGAATGTTGCGTCTTTGCCGCCGTCGTTTGTCGGGTCTGCGCCCTCAGTGTGAGCCTCCGCTGTAACGCTTGTGTCGTCAACAGTTGGAATATCAAACGTTCTACCGTCAGCGGTTTGAATGACTGAGAATAGATCGGATGTATACATCGGACCAGACGCGGCCATCGCTTGCTCGATAAATGTTGCCATTTCAGTCGGAACGGTAAAACCACCAGCGGAATTAGTACCGACAGTTTGCGCTCTATTCTCTAGCAATATTGAACGAGTTTCTGCGTCAAGATTAGCCTCGCCGCCTTTTGAAATATACTCAGCGAATGCAGTGCGATAATCTTTTTGAAAGCCAGCATCGACCGCCTGAGTTTGGCGACCTTCCGGGGCCGGGATTTTTGAAGTATCAGGCTCAGCTAATTTAGCTTGTAAAGCTTCTGCTTTCTCTTCGCGAGCGATACGCGCTTCAAGCTTGTCGGCGTCTGCCATCATTGCGTCGAACTCTCTTTCGATTTCGACAGCTCTTTCTTCAGTTGTATTGTCGTCAATTTCAGACAACTTAGATCGGGCCTCAGTCGCTATATTAGCGAATTGCTCCCGAAGAGATTTAAGTCCAGACATTACGTCTCCTTACGTTGCGAGCTTGCCCAAGGCTCGGGGGAGGAAAAAAAATGGGCCAAGATCGGGAGCACCCGATCCTATCTCAAATAGAATTTAAGCTATTGTTTTTATTTGTTAAAAAGTGCTAGGAGCTAAGGTCTAGCCTAACAATTTTAACTTCATTCTTAGACGCCGAGCCGCTTGGCTCCGGGATCGTCGTTCTTGATATTCTTGAAAGCTGCGAAGTCCTATGTCAGTCCCGGCATATGCTGGAGTAGTGACAATAGAGACGTCGTAAAGACTAGCCTCTTGAATTGTTCGAAGAGGCATTTCTTCGCCGTCTTGCCAAGCTTGTCGAGTAGGCATGAAAGCGAAACTCATTTTATCCAAATCTCCGCGCTTCATTTTCGGGACAATGGAGCGGACGTCGGGATCGCTTAGATCGAGGCTCGCTTTCATTCTTAAACCATGATCGTCCTCAGAAAGCTCTAAGGTTCCCGAGCGAGTTCGAGCCAAGGGTAAACCGTCGTGATTAATTAGGAATACAACGTCGTCCCTATTGAGAGCATCAGAGAAAGCGCCCGGAGCTATTTGCTCGCGCCACTGTCCGCCTATCGTTGTCTCTTGATTAAATACGGCCGCATATCCCTCAACAGTAACCGTGTTATCGTCTAGGTTTCTGACCTCGAGGCCAGCTACTTGACGAGCTTCGCGCTCGTATTTTTTCTTTTTCTTTTTCTTTCCGTATGCTGCCTCGTCCATTTCATCGCCCTCGCTATCATCGACGTATTCATCGGACTTGCCGAATACGATAATGATTTGATCTTCGGTTTCTGTTATTTGTTGAATGTGTCGGTCTTCCGTTTCAAACTGGACCGATCGCTCTTGAACTTTAGTCAGCGTCGAAAACTTATGTCCGACAAGCTGACCGGCTGGACGCCAGCCATCTTCGCCCTCTCTATAAAGCATGATAAGAGCCGCCGGGTCGTCTTCAGTCCCGGTAATTGTGAAGTCGGTATCAGGAACATTGATTTCCCCATCTCTAACAATACGGCGAACCCGGCCGTATGCTTGACCGCCAGAGCTGTCCCAAACGACATAATCTCCGATTGCTAATCCATCAGGTGCAGCTCTCTTTAACATTCTATCATTATCCTCTTGATCAAAAATTCTATTCGCCCAAGCTCGACCGGGCGTTCCGCCCCAAAGCTTCCAAGCGATCGTAAATGCGTTAGGTCCGCCGTCCGCCTCTTTCTCGCCGTAATGCTCAGCGAAGTTCGCTCCATGCCGAGCGAAGTATGATTTCATTCGGCCGACCGTCTCCATCGAGAGGTTTGCGCCGTTCATAATATCTCGCGCTCGAGCAACGCCGACAGCGGTTCCGCCGCGTCCGTATTCCTCTCGAAGTTCCAAGCCCTGACGAGCTTGCTCCCTCATTGCCTTATTCGGAACTGGCACTTGAGCCGCCTTGTAATGTGATCGGAACTGTCGCGCCTTGGATCATTAGATCGTCGCCTCCCGGCAACGGCTCAAGACCTTCCTGAGCGCGAACCTCATTCGGTGTTTTAATTCCGTTTTGCACTGCCTGAGAGTGTGCTTCCATCCGGGTTTTAAGATCGCCTCGAAGCAAGCTGTCTACATTGAACCGAACGCTAAAATCGCTTGCTCGACCGAATAGCTTTAAATTCATTTCTTGTTCGAACTGTTCAATCCAGCGGCGGAGCGTATGCTTAACAAAATGCAAGTCTTGTTGCTCAACGTTTGAATAAGTTCCCTTCGATAAATCTTGCAAGAACACCGGGGGGAGACTGTAAATTCTAGCGATTTGCTCAATACAGAATTGTTGCAAATCTAAGAGCTGCATTTGATCCGGGGAAAAACCGATCGACTTCAGCTCATGTCCGAGAGGCAATGCCATAATCGGACGACCTTCCTGAGCCAGCTTAGCCGTTGCGTTCGCTACATCTTCAGACGCTCGAGACGCCGAGGCTCCAGAATTAAACGGACCTTGTAAGACAGCCGGGGGAATGCCGCCGCTTTGAAATGCTTTCGCGCCATAACGAGAACTTGCAATTGCGAGCGCGATAATATCTCTGTTTGTTGCTATTGGGCCGCGAATATCTAGCTGGTTGTTTTTAACCATAAAGGTTAAATCAAGGATTTCGCTGGCCTGATAACTTGCTGACTTACTGCGATAAACCTTGCTCGGGTATCCGTTCTCTAACGTTTCCGCGACGGTAATATCCGCCGGGTCGAGAGGGACTAAATCAGTCGTCTCTCCGTTGCCATTGCGAATGATTAAAGTCGCCGAACGTCCGCCGGTTAAGACTTGCTCGAAAGAATACTTCCGCCAGTCATAAGAACTTAAGCTCGGATTGACCGCTCGATCAAGCCAGCTTCCGACGCCGGTTGTTACCTTTTCATTGTCCCGGTAAACCTCAAGAGGAAGTCCGGCCAATGTTCCGGCGATAAAATTAACCGCTGACCAAACCGCCGGGACGCCTAAAGCCGCCTCAATATTGACAGTAATACCAGCGGTCGTTCCGTATGAACTAAATCCCATAAGCTGAAAAAAGTTTTCAGAGCTTACCGGGACGCTAGGGTTCTCGATCGATCGAGCCTCAGCTTTTTTAAATACGTCAAAAACGCCCATTACTTTTTTCCTTTACGCCGAGAGTTTGAAGTCTGGATCGTCCCAAGGACTAACGCTCGGTTGAGTTTCCTCTTGCGACATAGCTCCGAGAGCCATTGCTAACGCCACAAGGCCATCAATTTTTGAGTAGCTTTTCGCTTTGTTTAATTTTCTGTTACCGGCTGGATCGGCTTGGACCACCGCGCCAGCGGCGCACATATTTAAAACTGGATGATCGCCATGACAGAGACGACGCTCCGCGACCAGTTGCTCGATCTTATCAACCGCCGGGGCCATATCTTTGAACCCTTGTCCGAATGATTTCATCGGGATCGCTGCGCCGATATTATCTAGCTCTCGCTGAAAGTCGTTTATTCTCCAGCGGTCATAAGCCAAATGAACAAGATCATATGTGTCCGCGATCTCAGCGACCGCTCGAGCAATAACCTCCGGGACAATCACCGGGCCGGGGATCGTCAACAAGTGACCTTGCTCAGCCCATAAGTCCCAAGGGATTTTGGCCTCGCGAGCTTTGTCTCTCAGTCCGTCCTCCGGGAGCCAGAGATAAGGAACGACGTGAAACTTATCATCCTTCGGAAACACTAGAACGAGCGCCGTCAAATCTCTCGAGGACGAGAGGTCTAGTCCAGCGAAACAAGTGTCGCCCGGTTCGATCTTAGGCAATGCGCTGTTGAGCTGCCATTCCGCCCGGGACAAAAATGGTGATTGCGCTTCGATGCGCTGGTTTAAATATAGCCAACGAAACGAGTTCGCCTTAGCTGGTAATCGCTCAGCTTGAACGGCAAAGTCCTCAAGATCGGACAGCGAGCGAAATTTTCCGATTGCCGGATTTGCTTTTCGCCAAGCCGAGCGATCCATTATCTCGCATTCTTTAGGAGCACTGTAGAGATGCGAGACAATTCTCGGATCGTTCGCGTTTGCTGCATCGTCGAGCCAGATAGAAAACAAGTCGCCATCAGTTGCCGCTTGTGTCGATATTGCAATCAACAGCGGATTATCGTGAGCGCCTTGGGCCGTCTCGATCGCCTCGATAAAAGGATCGACCGGGCCTCTTACCTGACCGACTTCATCTAGAATAGCGAGCGACATACTTAAGCCGTGAGCTGTCCCAGCCTCCGCCGAGATTGCTTTATATTCTACATTCATCAACAGGCCGATTAGCATTTTCTGAGAGGGTACTATTCGAACCAGCTTCATTAGCTCGTCGCTTAGCCGGACCATTTTCTCAGCGAGCTTAAAGACCAGCGAGGCTTGCTCTCGAGATCGAGCGCCGGATATTATTTGCGAATTTTGTTTCGCCTCCGGGCCAACCAAATGAGCTAGAACAAGCGACGCAATCAGCGCCGACTTTCCGTTTTTTCTCGCGACGGATAAATATGCTCGAGACGTCCCGGCTTTGTTATCGTAAACCTCTTTAATAAATTTTTTCTGAAACGGTAACAGCTTGATCGGTTGGCCGACATACTTGCCTTCGGGCGCTACACAATAACGCTCGATGAACTTGATAATCTTTTCGCTGCGCTTCAATTAGGCCTCGCCAGCAAATCATCCTCGAGCGGATTGTTTGCCTCATATCCCTTTAAGATTTTGGTGTTACGACCAGCCTCTCGAGGTTCCGCTTTCGCACGCGCATGGACGCCTAAACTGCGACGCAAAGACAGCAAGTCGCCGGTTAAGCTTTTTACAACTCTCGCTCTCGGGTTTTCAACAGTCGTACCGTTACTAGGGCGCACTGTTATATAACCCTCAGCTCTCAGCTCGCGCTGGTTTTCTTCGAGGTCGCGCATGGTTCGAGCCATCATTGCCGCGATCTCAAGCTGGTGGTCGGTCCACTCGCTCCGAGCAAACTCTTCAATCACCGCTTTGAAAAATGGCAAGTCGTCGTCCTCGAGGGGAACCGTCGCCGGTGCTCGGATTTCTCCTAGTGCTTTTCGCGCTGCCTCAATTTGCGCTTCTTTACTTGTAACTTTCTGCTTTCTCATATTTTTCTTATCTTTTTTGTATTTGCAAAAAACGAAAACCC